CGGCTCTCGTCTAGCCACGATGCGGCAGGCCCCAGCAACACTGGCGTGTCGGATGATCTCAATAAACTGCCAGCTTGCCGATTGCATGATGCTCTTGTCTCCAATGGCCGGGGCTACAGCGCCGCGCTCCATCTGTTTCAATCATGATGGAGATTAAAGTGAAAAACCTCTCAGAACTTGGGGAAGATTCCTCATTTGAGTTTGGCATTCAAAACGCGCTGGCCCGCTATGTCCGAAACCGCTGGCCAACCAATGCCCAGAAAATGGCGCAAACCGAATGGGACCTCACCGAGGGCCGGGCGCGCGGTGTCGTCGATGCCGAGACAACCCTATCAACGCTTAACATGATCCTTCGCCACAAACGAGGCGGCTTCGGGTTTGGGCTGATGCTTCTGACCGTGATGTTTAGGACCAGCCTTGGCGACTTTATCAACCAACAAGCGGGAGAAATTGAAAATGAGGCAAACGAGCGGGCCCATACGGCTCTTAGATTCCGTGCTCTGGCTCGCCGCCTTAGTGCTCATGGTCCCGATAGCCTGTCTAAGCGCGCTGGGCGCGATGCTGCGGGGTATGAGCCGCGTGTGTGACTGGGTTGCGCGCGGCCTCATGGACATCGGGAATAGGATTGCGCCGTGAGTGGCATGACCCCATTCCCCAAGCGCCCCGGCATTAGGAAGAAGCGCGGTCGCCCGGAAGATGCGGTGCAAGAGGCCTGCATCAAATACACCCTTTTGGCCTATCCAGGCCTGATCTTTTTTCACGTCCCGAACGAAAAGGGCAATCGCACCGATGGCGAGATGGCCCGGCTGAAAAAGCTTGGCGTCATTGCGGGCGTTGGCGATCTGGTGTTCTGCTTGCCTGATGGCCGCTTTGCTGCAATTGAGTTGAAGGCCTCGAAAGACAAGATTGCCAAGACACGAGCCGGGCGCGTTTCGGACAATCAAGAGGTCTGGCTGCGCGATGTCAAGCAGAGCAATGGCCTAAGCGCCGTGGCTCACTCTGTGGAGGCCTATAGCCTGATCTTGGCCGAATGGCTTGAGCCGCTTGGCGTTAAGTCTAGGTGCAAACTTATGACGGCGGCTGACCCGGCCAAGGGCGGGTTTTTCTATCTGCCGTTTCAAGACGGAACCGGGACAGCACCATGACGGCGCTTTCGCACTTTCAGCACCACGGCTTATGGTCGCCGCCGTCTGCAAGGATTGGCTTCTTTTCACGCGAGACCATGCGCGACATTATTGAGCGCGTGGCGGAAGAATACGGGTTTGATTACGAGGACATGATCGGGCGAGACCGGTCTATGCGGGTCGCGCACGTTCGGCAAGACGCGATGCATGAATGTTGGCGAACCCGGCGCTGGAGCCTTCCCCAGATAGGCAGGGCGTTTAACCGCGATCACACGACGGTCCTTTGGGCATTAAAGGCCCACAAGCGGAGGGTCGGGCTGTGAGCGTTCAGGCTATGAGTTGGGCCTTTGCTGTTCGCGGCATTTCCCCAAGTGAAAAGCTAGTCCTGCTTTCGTTGGCTAATTACGCCAATAAGGATGCTCAGTGCTGGCCAAAACAGGACACAATTGCCGAGGAAACCGAGCTAAGCAGCCGAACCGTTTGGAATGCCCTTAAGCAGTTGACCGAGGCCGGGATCATTGTTCGGGAGAGCCGGAAGCGGTCTGACGGTACGCGGACAAGCGACATGTTTACGCTCAAAATGGGCCAAGATCAGGTCGCAATATCTGCGGAATCCAGTCGCAATTCTTGCGATAACCAGTCGCAACTCTTTCCAAATCCAGTCGCAACAGTTGCGACGCATAATGAACCGTTATTAGAACCATTAATAGAACCTATCACCACCATAAACGCGCGCGCGCCCGGCGATCCGAACGATTGGGCTAGGATGCTCGCAGAGGCGACGGCGGCGGCAGGCGACCAGTTGGACCAGACCTCAACCGGGGTCAAACACGCGGCGGACCTGCGGGCCTTGGTCGAACCCCAGAGCGGGGAGCCGTGCCTGTGGTCGGAGGTCATCGCCGCAATCGGCATGGTCCGAACCCGGTCAGAGCGAACCCGCAAGCCGATCCGGTCTTGGTCGTGGATTCGGGATGACGCGATCAAGCTGCGGGACATCCGCCTAAGCGCGGACATGCCCGGCGTAAATCAATCAAACATCATTGGAGGCGGATATGACGGCCCTAACGGTAGTCGAGCGGCAACCCCAACCATTGGCGAGACTCGAAGAGCAGGCGCTGCACTCGCGCTTGATCGGCTCCGTTCCTCGCAAAGCGGTGGAGACGATGACGGCGGCGGATATCCCCGCCTTGCGGTCATATCTTGATCTGGCCAAGCGGCTTGCGCAACCGGCTGCGCCGGAGGCCTTGATCTTCGAACTTGAAAAGCTGTTTGGCCCATATGGCCAGGCCAAGCAGACCGAGTTCGAAGCCGCGAACGTTTGGAGCGCCTGGCTGTCGGTGTTTGGCGACGTCCCCCTAGATGCCGTCCAACATGCCTGCGCGGCGTGGCTGCGGCGTGACACGGCCTTTGCGCCTAAGCCGGGAGAACTTCTGGCCCTAATCGGCGGTGAGCGGCATTGGGGGTGGGTGCGCAGGGCCTTTGTGCGACGCGTCAGTGAGGCTCTGGATCTACTCGAAGCTAAGGAGATGGCGGCATGAGCGCCGACATAATCGCCCGCTGTACCAGAGACGGTCGGGTGCAATGGCAACAGGTTTCTATGCAGATGGGCGTATCGGTTGATTCCGCCCGCTCACAGTTTGATCAGGCCTATAAGCAAACACATGAGCGCGCACCAGATCGGATGACCAAGCCCAAGCCCAAGCCTAAGGGCAAACCTAAGGCCGCTACAACGAACAGCGAGCCGGTTCCACGGCGCAGACAAGACCCTGACCATAAATCGCCCCATGCCCGGCGCAACACCCTGAGCAAGCGCCTATTGATCGCGCTCCTTAAGAGGCCAGACTCCTCGGTCATCCTTGCAACCGCCGTCAATACAACCGCCATGTCCGCGCGCGTAACCCTCAATAAGCTTCGCGCCGATGGACTGGTCACAGATGATGGCCGCAAGCCCTTGACGTGGCGATTGACGGAGACCGGCATGGAGGTTGCCAGGGCAATCAAGGCCAGCCAAAACCAGATTGGACGCATTACGAAAACAGAGGTAGACCAGTAAAATGACCGTTATCCCAGACAACAAACTAGTGAAAACTGTTAGGCGTCCGCCAAGTGCTGGCATGGGCCGTAAAAAAGGCGTCCCTAACAAATCAACCAAAGCCATTAAGGCCGCGCTGATTGAGGCCTTTGACGAGCTCGGGGGAGTCGCTGCCCTTGTTAGGTGGGGCCGTACAGAGCCGACCGACTTCTACAAACTCTGGGCCAAGCTCCTGCCGACCGAGATCAAGGGCGATGTTGGGCTTGGAGTCACCGTTGTGATCCAGGCAGAAGATAGTCAGCTTTGAGCTTTAGGCTGACAGATAAGCAGGCGCAGGCTCAGATCGTATTGGCCGGGCCCGCAAAGCATTTGATGCTGCTTGGTGGGTCGCGGTCTGGCAAGACATTCCTTTTGGTTCGCAATGTGGTTTTGCGGGCCTTGAAAGCGCCTGACAGCCGCCATGTGATCTTTCGATATCGCTTCAATGCTATCAAGGCTTCGATTATCTCTGACACCCTGCCCAAGGTCATGCGGATTGCGTTTGCGGGCGTCACATGGACGATGAATAAGACCGACTGGTATATGACCTTACCGAATGGATCACAGGTCTGGTTTGCCGGGCTGGACGATGCCGAGCGAACGGAAAAAATCCTTGGCATGGAATTTGTCACCATCTATTTCAACGAGTGCAGCCAAATACCTTGGGCAAGTGTTCAGGTGGCCATTACCCGGCTAGCGCAAAGCGTCATGCAGTCCGTTAGGGGTATGGAGGCCGCGCCTCTCAGGCCTAGGATATATTACGACGAAAACCCGCCGTCTAAGGGGCATTGGTCCTATAAGGTTTTTGTCAAAAAGGTTGATGTTGAAACCGGCTTGCCGTTAGCCAATCCCGAAAACTATGCCTATTTCAAGATCAATCCCGCCGATAATGCCGCTAACGTGTCAGATGATTATATCGACACCCTTAAGGGCCTATCCGCCCGGCTGCGTAAGCGGTTCTTAGATGGCGAGTTCGGGGACGCCACGCCTGGCGCTCTGTTCACCGATGAGGTTATTGAGAAATGGCGAGTGTCTGACGGGATCGTACCTGAGTTTATCCGCGTTGTGGTGGCTGTTGACCCCTCTGGTTCCGGCGACGTGGACAATGCCGATAATGACGCTATCGGGATCGTGGTGGCTGGCCTTGGCGTTGACGGGGTGGTCTATGTCCAGGAGGACTGCACTGTGAAGGCGGGGCCTGCGGTTTGGGGCCGTGTCGCCACAGATGCCTTTGATCGGCACCAGGCTGATATTGTGGTGGGCGAGGTCAATTATGGCGGGGCCATGGTCAATGCGACCATCCAGACCGCAAGGCCCAGGACGCCCTTTAAGCAGGTTACAGCGACACGGGGCAAGGCTGTACGCGCCGAGCCTTTCAGCGCCCTCTATGAGCAAGGTAAGGTGCGCCATGTTGGGCAGTTCCTAGAGCTTGAAGGGGAACTAACCAGTTTCAATACCAACGGTTATCTTGGCGGCGGATCGCCTAACCGGGCAGATGCATTGATCTGGGCCCTGGCTGAGTTGTTCCCCGCGATTGTCAGCCCCCGCAAAGAGGCCCCAGTGTCGTCGGCAATTCCAAAGATTTCGACCGCGTTTAATCGGCGCTAAGCGATTGCCGCCGCCCTGTTGCTGACTTTGACCTGCTACGATTACCGCCCCATGCCGGAACCCTACCGAGCGGGGCGACATGACCGGCATATCAGAACCTGACATTGATGAGGCCGAAAAGACCGAAGGGTCTGAGGATATTCACGCCCGCGCCATAGCGGATTTCGAAAGCGTGGTTGCGGCCTGTGCCGAGGAGCGGGCGCTTAACCTTGAGGACCGCCGCTTTGTCTCCATAGCCGGGGCGCAGTGGGAAGGCCTTTGGGGGGATCAGTTCGCTAACTCAATCATGGTCGAGGTCAACAAGACCGCCCAGGGCGTTGAAAAGATCATTGCCGACTATCGCGCTAATCGGATGATTGTGGATTTTCGTGGCGTCGGTAAGGGCACCGATGAGAAAACCGCCGACACCCTCGACGGCATGTTTCGCGCCGACTTCTATGTCTCCAAAGGCCAGCAGGCAACCGACAACGCTTTTGAAGAGGCCGTCCAGGGCGGTATCGGCGCTTGGCGTCTGACCAATGTCTATGCAGACGAATTTGACCCTGACACTGACCACCAGCGGATTGCGTTTGAATCCATTGTGGATGCAGATCAATCGGTGTTCTGGGACCCGAACGCGCGCCTTTACGACAAGTCGGATGCCCGGTGGTGCATTGTCATTACTTCAATGGCCAAGGCGGAGTTTGAGCGCGAGTACGGCTTGGACCATGATAGCGACTGGCCGCAGGGGCTGTTCAAGACCAATTATGATTGGTTCACGCCCGATGTTGTGCGGGTTGCCGAGTATTACACCGTCGAGGTTAAGGCCGAAAAGCTGCACGTCTTGCAGAACCGCACCACCCAAGAGGAGCGCCGGGAATGGGCCTCCGATCTGACCGATGGCGACCTTGAGCAACTGGCTATTGAGGGCTGGCGTGAATTGCGGGTTCGCATGGTTAAGCGCCGTCGGGTTCGCAAATATGTCCTGTCTGGTGCCGCGATCATTGGCCCTGAGAAAGGCCAGATCATTGCGGGTGACTGCATCCCGATTATTCCGGTCTATGGAAAGCGGTGGTGGATCGACAATATGGAGCGGACGCGCGGGCATGTGCGTTTGGCCAAAGACCCGCAGAGAATTTATAACGCACAAATCTCAAAGCTGACTGAGACCGCTGCCACGGCTGCGACAGAGCGCCCGATTTTTACGCCAGAGCAGGTTGCCGGGCATGAGGCCAAGTGGGCCGATGCCAATATCAATCGCGCGCC